TCAAAGAGTATTAATTTCTATTGAATCTAATTCTATTGGAGATACAATAGGTTGGACTCCTTATGCTGTAGAATTTGCTAAAAAACATAATTGTAAAGTTATTTTATCTACATTCAATAACAGCTGGTTTAAAGAATTAGAAGTTTATAAAGATATTGAATTTATTGAACCTGGTGAAGTAACGGCATGTGTAGCACACTATAAAATTGGTTGGTTTAGAGACGATAAAGGTGGATGGAAAAATTTTGACAGACACCCACGTCAATGCAATACTATCCCGATGCAGGCAACTGCTACAGATATTTTAGGATTAGAATATAAAGAATTAAACTATGGTTTAAATTTCCCTAAAAAAGAAAAACCATACCAACAAAAGTATATTGTAATAGGACCTAATGCTACTGCAGGGTGTAAAGAATGGAAATACGACTATTGGGTAACTTTATCTAAATTACTTAACCAACAAGGTTATATTGTAATTAGCTTAACCCAAAATGAATTCACAATCCCCGGAGTCATAAATCATTACGGACATTCTATGGATGTGGTAGCTAATATTTTACATCATGCTGATTTATTTATAGGCTTAGGTTCAGGTTTATCTTGGTTGAATTGGGCATTAGGAAAACACACAGTAATGATTAATGGTTTTAGCGAAAAAAATCATGAATTTACTTCTCGTGTTACACGTATAATGACCGATAAGTGTTTTCCGTGTTGGACTAATCCTAATTTTACGTTTGATGCCGGTGATTGGGATTGGTGTCCTATTTGGAAAGGAACTAATAAACAACATATTTGTCAAAAATCAATTACACCTCAAATAGTATTTAGTGCTGTTAAAAAATTTCTTAAAAAATGAAAAAGTTAGCTTTAATTAATAGCTATTGTAATACTTGGGAAAAGCTTACTATTTTACTCCAAAATGTAAAAAAACTTAAAGAATTAGGAGTTGATTCATTGGTTTATAGTCCCGTTCCTCTTCCTCGTGAAATAACAGACCAATTAGATTATGTTATTCTTACTAAAGAAAACCCAATTATAAATTGGCCCGAAAGAGGAATTATTCATTGGTCTCATGTAACCCCCAATTACAAAATAGTTATAATAATCCCAGATTATGGGTGGGCTTCTACTTATCAGTATAAAAAATTAATGGAGTATGGGTCAACTTTAGACTATGATTATTACTTTTGGTTTTTATATGATTTAAATATAGATTCCGTTGTTGAAAATACTCTAAGATTCCCTAAGGATAAATTATTTTTTAAAAGTAATAAAGCTACTAGTTCTCAAGTAGGCGGTATCTTTGCTTCTTTTAATAAAGAAAATTTAAACAAAATTCATCCATTAATTAACAAATCCGATTACATTAAAACTTGTAACGGAAAAATTGCAGAATATTATGCAGAGACTCTTTGTAATCAAATCCAAGGAGATATTTCAGACCATATTAATAGTGATTTAATAGATGAACATGGTAAACTTAGTTTTAATAAGGCTTTAGAAACTCATCCTTTTAAAATGTTTTTTACTAACGAAGGTGATTTAAGATTTGTTTTTTGGGATATTCAAAAAGATAATATTATATTTACTTTTAATGTAAATAATAAATTTTATGATTTTAACTTAAGTAAACAAAATTATATACCTACAACTATTAATTTAAATGACGTTAAAACTATAGGTTATTCTTATAATAGTGAATATGTTGATTTATTACCTTATTTTAATAATACTTCTAAAGTTTTACAATTAATCGAAAATATTTAATATTTATAACATATGGAAAAGATTTACATAGCAGAAGAAGAAAAGAAAGAATTAACTGATTTAGGAGCTTTAGAAAATAAGTTTATAATTCAATTAGGAGAAATAGAATATCAACTCCAAGAATTAGAAGAACAAAAAGTAGAAGTAAAAAAACAAATTGCTACATTTAAAATTAAAAGAAATCAATTAGCTTCTAGGTTACAACAAAAATATGGAGAGGGATCTATTAATCCCGAAACATGGGAATTTATAAAATCTAGTTGATTTTTGAATTCCTTTTTGATATTTATTATAAAATAACAACCTATTAGTAATGGCAGAAACTTTAGTATCACCTGGTGTTTTAACAAGAGAAAACGACCAGTCATTCATCACCCAGCAGCCAGTAACAGTTGGTGCAGCTATTGTAGGCCCCACAGTAAAGGGTCCTATAGAAATTCCTACTGTAGTTACTTCTTATAGTGATTATCAAAACCGTTTTGGTACTACTTTTATGAGTGGCAGCAGTGCAAGCGGTGAACAAATTTACACATTTTTAACTTCAGTTGCTGCTTACAATTACTTCCAAAATGGCGGTGAATCTTTATTAGTAGCAAGAGTAGTATCAGGTTCCACTTCTTGGGATTATGCCTCTGCTTCTATATCTGTAGCACAAAGCGCATCAGCAGCATTTACTGCTTCTTTTACTTTAGAAACTCTTGATAAAGGTATTATTTTTAACAATTCAGCGTCAGTACCTCAAATCACAGGAGGTTCAGGTTCTCTTGTTTCAGGATCTATAGATAATATTAGATGGGAAGTTGCTACAGCAAGCTCATCTTCGGGTACCTTCTCTCTATTAATTAGAAGAGGTGACGACAATAACAATAATAAAATTGTACTTGAAACTTGGAACAACTTATCTCTTGACCCAACCCAACCTAACTACATTGCTAGAGTAATTGGTGATCAAACTCTTAACTACAACTCAACCGAAAATTACATTGAAATTTCGGGTTCATATCCTAACGCTTCTCGTTATGTAAGAGTTTCTTATGTAAATAACACTCCATTTTATTTTGATAATGCTGGTGTAGCCAAAACTCAATACACAGGAGCTATTCCTGCAGTAGGTAGTGGTTCGGCAACTTACCCAACTGCTGGTACATTTAGTGGAGGTTTAGGTTCAATTATTCCTGCTACTGCTACCTACGGTCCGGCTAAGTACTACGAAACTATCTCAGGTACAGATGCTACATCAGGTGGTAATACCCAAGGTTTAAAAGGAAGTGATTATAATAATATGTTAAGTCTTCTTGCTAACCAAGATGATTACAGATTTAATGTATTGTTGACTCCTGGTTTGATTGATACTTTACAAACTTCACAAATTACAACTGCAGTAAATAACACTCAAAACAGAGGTGATAGTATCTATGTATATGATCCTGTAGCTTATGGAGCTTCAATTAATGCTGCTGTAACTCAAGCTTCAGCTCGAGACACTTCATACGCTGCTATATACTGGCCCTGGTTAAGAACAATTGACCCAGACTCAGGTAATTTCGTGTGGGTACCAGCTTCTACAATGATTGGCGGAGTTTACGCGTTTACTGACGCTTCCTCTGAGCCATGGTTCGCTCCGGCAGGTATTAATAGAGGTGGATTAAGCACCGTAATTACCGCAGAAAGAAAATTATCGCAAGGTAACAGAGACACACTATATCAAGGTAATGTAAACCCAATTGCTACATTCCCCGGTCAAGGTGTTGTAGTATACGGACAAAAAACACTACAAAAACAAGCATCTGCTCTTGATAGAGTAAATGTTAGAAGATTGTTAATTGCTCTTAAGTCTTACATTGGTCAAGTAGCTCAAAACCTAGTATTTGAACAAAATACTGCTGCTACTAGAAACGCATTCTTAAGTCAAGTTAATCCATACTTAGAGACAGTACAACAACGTCAAGGTTTATATGCCTATAGAGTTGTAATGGATGATTCAAACAACACACCTGATGTAATCGATAGAAATCAGATGGTAGGTGCTAGCTGAATTCATTATCCTAGACTTCAACGTGTTACCAACAGGTGCTACATTCCCAGGATAAAAATTTAAGGAGTAGATATTTATAATAAAATAAATAAAGAAGAAAATGGCAGTATTATCACCAAACGAAATATTTTTTACAGCGTTTGAACCTAAACAACCTAATAGATTTATCATGTACGTTGATGGTATCCCATCATTCATGATTAAAGGTATTAGTGAAGTGTCTTTAACACAAGGCGTTGTTGAACTAAACCACATTAACGTACAACGTAAAGTTAAGGGTAAATCAGTTTGGAACAACATCACAATGACGTTATTTGATCCAATCACTCCTTCAGGTGCTCAAGCTACTATTGAATGGATTCGTCTTTCACACGAATCTGTAACTGGTAGAGATGGTTACTCAGACTTCTACAAGAAAGATATTACTATCAACGTATTAGGTCCTGTAGGTGATGTAGTGTCAGAATGGATTCTTAAAGGAGCATTTCCCTCTAACGTAAACTGGGGTGCTTATAGCTGGGATACAACAGATGCTGCTGTTGAAATCACAATAGAAATGGCAGTTGATTACTGTATTTTAAACTTCTAATAAAAGTTTACAAATTTTTTAAAATTGAGCTTGATTCTGTCAAGCTCTTTTTTTATCTTAATATGTATAAACAGAATAGTTTTATTAAACAAGTATATGGAATTTAAGTTACCAACAGAAACAATCGAATTACCTTCAAAAGGTTTAATTTATCCCGAAGGAAACCCTTTATCAAGCGGCACTATCGAAATGAAGTACATGACCGCAAAAGAAGAAGATATTTTAACTAACCAAGCATACATCCAAAACGGTACTGTAATTGATCGTTTGTTAAAATCACTAGTAGTATCACCTATTAATTTTGATGATTTAATCATTGGTGATAAAAATGCTATTATGATTGCTGCTCGTATTTTAGGTTATGGCAAAGATTATAAATTTATCTACCAAAATAAAGAACACATAGTAGATCTTTCAGAATTAAATCCTAAACCAATCGATGAAAATCTTTTTAACAAAGGTATAAATCGTTTTTCTTTTACTATGCCTTCAACGGGTACTATAATTGAGTTTAAAATTTTAACTCATGTTGATGAAAAAAAGATTTCTACTGAAATTCAAAATCTTAAAAAGATTAACCCTGAAAATTCAACAGATTCATCTACTAGATTAAAACATATGATTCTTTCAGTAGATGGTAGTGAAGAACAAAAAGATATTCGAAATTTTGTCGATAATTATTTACTAGCAAGGGATGCTCGAGCTTTTAGAGAGTATGTTAAAGAGATTCAACCCGATGTTGATTTAACTTTTTTTCACGAACGTAGTGAATCCAGAATCGATATTCCAATCGGGCTTAGCTTTTTTTGGCCTGACGCCTGAAAAGGCTAATCAATCCCGCCTTAACATTTTTACTCAAATTCACGAAATTGTTTTTTGGGGCAATGGAGGTTATTCTTGGGCTGAAGTTTATAACATGCCCATATGGTTAAGATTATTTACTTTTAATCAAATTCGTAAACATTACGAAGATAAAAATAAACAACAATCTCAAAATAAATCTTCTAATAAAACTACATTGGTAGATCCTTCAGGTAATATTAATAAGGAAGCTTTTAAACAAGCTACTCCTTCAAAAACACCTACTTATAAATAAAGTTATAAATTTTAATATTTATAACATATATTATTTAATATGGCCGCTGAAGACGAAATTAAAAAAACCAATGATGCTCTTAAACGAACAGCTGAAGAATTATCTTTTATTTCGGATGCGTTTGTTTCGATAGCGGCTACAATTGAAGATTTATTTGATAAGGCTAATGATGGGGCCGATAAACTTAATAAAACCTATAAAAGAGACATAGTTAATTCTATTAACCAAATGTCTAAAGGTTTAGATAGACAAGTTGGTTTACAAGAAAAATTACTTAAAGGAGAAGATATTTCTAAAAATTTATCTAGTGAAAAATTAAAAATAGACGCTAGAAGGCAAATTACTCTTAATAAAATTTTCCGTACCGAAGCTCTTACTACTGGAGAAAAAGAAGAATTAATAAGTAAATTAAACGAACAGTACAATTTAGAAAATGATATTCTAAATAATCTAGAAGAGCAAAATAAAGCTTTAGCTGAACGAAATGAACAAATAAAAAGTGCTCAAGGATTAACGGGCAGTTTAGTAAAAGGTTTAGATGGAGTTTTAAAAAAGTTAGGATTAGGTGATTTTTCTAAAAAACTTAACATTCAAGGAGCTGTAGATGGTGCTACTAAATTTGATAAAGTAACTGGAAAAGCTACTTTTAATGCTGGCGGAGCATTTAAAAATATAGGTAAAAATTTAGCTGCTAATATTACTAAAGGTGATGTATTAACTGCTGTAATAACTAAGTTAGCAGAAAGAGCAGGTCAAGCTGAT